TGATTCATAGGCTCATACCAGTACTGTATCGGAGTTCCCGTATTCTGCTTCGCGGAGAGCCAGTTATAGTCATCGTGCGTCAACAGAATCATGGGAATGTCCACATAACCCCCCGTGGGCGTATAGGTATTCAGATCCCTATTAAAAGCGTTGATCACTTTTAGCGGAGCCGGGATGTTAAGTGTTTGTCCTATACCAATAGACAATACGCCGTTAGTAAAGGCGGAGCAGGGAATAGCCAGATCTTCTATGGCCCACAACGGCATGCCATCTGCATGGAAAGCCTTGATGAGGGTGTTCAGCACAAACGTGCCATTGTTGATTTGCTCAGGACTGGCAGTTTCCCCTTCTGCGATGGCCTGAACTTTTCGCAGAGCGGAAGTAATGATCTGGTCTCGGTTTGCGTCGAAGGTAGTTGTTCCGCTCGTTGCCATAGTTACTTATCCCTCGTGGTCGAAAATTGAATTAGATTTTCTAACTTGTCAAAACGGTTATTTAGTTCTTGCTTTAGTTCTTTGAGGTCGTCTTTTTGTACATACTTCTCACGAGTGTCTTGGACAACTGCTCGTAGATCACGATTCTCGTTGTAAAGTGTACGCATAAACCACCCCATTACCCCAACACCAATGGTGGTGAGGGTTTGAACAATCCAAATTAAATCCATAATCATGCTCCGCCATTTTTAATCCCCTTGACCTTTTCCCAAGATCTCATGCCACCGATCCCAAGCATACCAAACAGCAGTGTTGCAAACATTTCTGTTGGCAAGGTTGGATAAATCAAAGTTACTCCAAAGAAGCCACTAGACACCATAGCGGCTAGAGGAAAAATCAAAAACTGTATCGCCAAAGCGCCTCCACAGATCCAGCCAACAAAGGGTCGCCAACCAGCGACAAACATATGATCGCTGGTGGCTTCCACTTTATTTATATCGGCCTGCATCTGCTTCTCTTGCAACTCTACTTCAAGTTGCTTGAACTCCGAAGATTGTTGCAACTTCATCAGTTCGAGCTGTGCTTTGGCAGCCGCCTCCGGATCGGGGACATACTTGTTTATGATATCCAGACCCTTGGAGATTAGCGTACCAAGAACTACTGGAAGCATTTATCTCTCCATTAAAAGAAGTTATAACTAGGGCACATCTGTCCACGACCCAACAGAGGAGATAACCTGCCAGGTATTATCTCCCACAGCACGCATCACCACTCTCGCACCTCTAGACGTAGCACGTATCGCCCCTCCATCTGCGGATGATAGGGGGACGATTCTATCTGCCGCAGCAGCTCGTATGGTGAAGTTATTTGAAGCATTTAACCCATAAACGAACGTGAACTCTACGCCAGTTCTAGCAGCGGAGGGAAGCGTCAGGTTAGTTGCAGTACTTCCTGATCCTGCGTTTGTATATATCTGTCCAGCATATCTAGTAGAGGCGGCAGAAGACCCAGAAACTGCTCGAACAATCTGATTGCTATTAATGACGCTGAGGTTGGTTATGGACGACGCGTGTTCGAACTCTGAACCAAGAGACACGTCGTATCCTTGGACCGTACAATCTTCGTATATCAAGTTTGTAACAACATCGGCTGTTCCGTTTTCTCGGCTTGCAAAACCGCGCCTCATATTGGTGCTGCCGCGTGTATCAATGGCCTTGCACCAGCGATAGTTAGCGCTACCGATTGTGCCTCGCAGTTCCGATGCGAGCGCCTCTAGCAGGTAAGAACTATAAAAGGCTAAAGACCCGTTGTTCGAGTTGTCGTTTATAGACTCGCAAGAAATGTAATCCCGAACAATTCCAGAGGAAGAGTTAGCTAGGTCATGGAACCCGGCCAGCTTGTTTTCATAAGTCTGGCATCGGATGAACGAAACCTTTCCAAGAGAACCACTTTGTATATATTTTACCTGGAACCCAAAAGTATTGCCCTGCGCCCGACAATCCATGTACGTGATTGACACGGGGGAAGATGCAGAGGTTATGTCCTTTAACATAACCTCAGTTCCTGTGCCAGAATTGTTAAGGAACTCACAGTTCATGACGAGTATGTTTCTGAGCACGTCAGATGCTTGGTTCGGCTCGAAATCAAGACCAGACTGCGGGTTCGTTCCGGAAGTGCTGGATAGCCTGCACGACGAAATCAACAGATTTTCAGCGCTTGTAACGCTAGCGCCTTGTCGTCGGTTGTTGTTGGAGTTGACCCCGATAATTGTTATGTTCTTGCTGTACGCCAGACCTCCGGTTAGCGATCTGCCTATATAAAACCCATCGCCACCGCTATCGTTTGTGTTCAGGTTGTAAACCGCCACATTAGTCGAGCCACGTATGTCGAGGCAATGCCGCTGCTCGCCAGATGGGTATGCTGCCTTATTCATGTCAAGCGTAGAGTTGTTGCCATAGATAACAACGTTATTAACGTCGTGCACGCACAACAACCTGTCATTGACCCCCAAATTGTCTACTGCTCGCCATACTACGTTCGGTTCAAACTCAATAACGCAGTTTGATGGGACGAAGACAGACCCAGTTCTATAGCGAACTGCTGGCTTTGAAACAACAAACTTAGAAGAAGAGAACGCAGAAAAGTTGAGGGCTTCCTGCATCCTTGTCGTTTCGTCGCTATCATCTCCTCTGACACCGAACATGGCTGGTGTTATATATCCTTGTAGGATGCGGACAGCCCACTTGTCACCTAGCGCGAATGAGGTACCATTGTTGACGTAGCCGGGATCATTATCCGTTATATAGAACGCGCCACCGCCGCCATCGCCAGGAGTGTAGTAGCCCTCGACGTACACCACGGTTTTCCTCTTGGGGGGAGCTAAGGCTTGAAGCGCCGCGATGCTGGTGACCGGCTCTATTGACTGGAGATCATCCAAAGTGCCGGCAGTCACTCGACACTCAATGGTTGCTCCTAGTAACCAGCTACGGGCAGGGGTGCCCTCTTGTCCACGTTGGACCGTCCACACATTACCGTTGACAGCCGTAACCTTGATAATCTCAACAACGCCTAGGCCGACTATAGTAGCAAGAAACCAATCCCCGTTGGTCGGATTCGGAAACCCACCACTAGAGGCAACTCGGATAGTGGTGCTGGTAGGCGACAGGAATTCCGCAACTGCGGTCGAAGCGTTATTAGCAAAAAGTTGTTTAGCCATTAATTAAAAACCCGTTTATAGGTGCAGAATTTATCGTGCTAAGTCCACCAGCATATGTAGGGGACACAAAAACATCTTGCCCATAAGGACGCATATACGGAACTGTTTGGTTATCTGGAACAGATCGCAAAAAGTCCTGCGGATGTCGTGTTTCGTAGCACTTGGAACACACCAACTCTCCGGTCCATTCTTTTCGGATCTCGTCAGCCTTAAACCTAAAGCCGCAGCGGTCACACAAGACATTCCACGACCCTTTCAGAAAGTATGTTCCGCTAGACATGTCTTTTCTCCGTTAAGTTACGGGGTGGTCATTGATAAGTAAATCCACTGAGTGCCGTTGGAAAAGGCTATAGCCGGATCGGGCACGGCGTCAGAGACAAAAATAAGTCCACCCACATATTCTGTCGGATCGGGCAAATCGGCGACAGCATATGATGCCAGTACTAAGGGCTCCGTAATCGGACCAGATCCACCAGAAACACCAGCCACTGCACGAAGCGTCATGCCGATTCTCCTGTCGTTACGTACATCGTACTACCCGCACCTGCCGCTACTGCGGCTATGTGAGTAATGTCGTTTGGCAGTAGAAACGTTTCCACAGTATTGCCCAACATCGGCATCCCGGTTGTAGTGTTAGCAGTCACCGTATTATCTTTACCGAACTGAAGAAAGATCGTCTCAGTTCCAGCATTAACAATACGGACAGATTGAGTGCCCATTCTCGAACGAGTAACGGCAACACGATCAGTGCCTGCCGTAGTGACAGCAACATTGACCGTATTACCGACTTGCCCAAACGGGCGGATATAAACCATTCCAGACATATCCGCCCCCTTATTAGGCTACGTACTCAATCGAAAACTTCCAAGGACCGCCAGTAGAGCTAGCTGTACCCGTTTCCGAATAGACAGCAGAAATTTTCAAATCTCCTTCGTTCGGGGTCGGTTCCACATTGGGGAGTCCCGACATTTGTACAATCTCCGTCAACGCGCCATCAGCGACCATATCCACAGTTCCAGTAGAAACCGTACCGGCGTTGTTCGACACCGTAATGTCCACATCAGCAGAGGTACCCGCATCAGAGGCCGTGCCGCCATAGTGGTAAATATTTATGATCGACGCTTGTGCCGGAAGCACCGCCTTTACAGAGGGAGCCGTGTCCGTACGAGACACCGTGAACACCTTAACCAGGTGCGACTTGCCAGTCGGAGTAAGGGCAGAGGGTGCTTGCAGGGGCGCGAAATCAACTTGCTTGAAACCCATGTGTTATCTCCTAAATAACCTTAAAACGTATCTTTAAATTGGTAGTTGTAATCTTTTGTTCCATGATGGATAAGCTCGATCCCGGGATCTGCCATAGGCTGAAATCCGGCTTTAAGGCATTGCCTAAAGAAGTAGATATCTTCCCCAATATACCGCCCATCGAATACTCCGGTAGCAAAGAACTGTTGCATCTTTTCGGGATATTTTTTGTTGGTATACTCCGGAACTTCTATTTTCTCGAACACCTTCCGATGTATGGCAGTAAAACCCAGGCCACAGCCTTCATGGGACAGCAGCCCGTGCTCGTTAAACCCTCCGGGCTTGACGTTGACCATAAAAGTGGGGGGCTCCATACGTCCGCAATATACACCAGACACGACCGGGTACACTGTGGCCCACACTAGAAGGCGCTCCATAGAGGACCATTCCCACGACATATCCGAGTCTATAAAAACAAGAACATCTCCGTCGGTTTGTGTTAGGAATTGGTGTGCCAGGTCATTACGAGCGGCGTCCGCCAAGGCACATCCTTTCAGAGACAACATGCCCCACTTCACCCCCATTGCAGACAGGCGGTTAGTGGTTTCAATCATGCTGCGCATTGTCTCTAAGTTCACCTTACCGTCGTAGGCAGGAATGGCGAACACATATTTGTATCTACTCAGATCAGCTTCTATTTCCATTTGGTCCGAACAAAAGAAAAGGGGACCGAAGCCCCCTTTTGGTTAATTAGGCTCCGGGAGAACCGAACAGAGCACGAGGATCTGTCCAGCCAAACGAATAACGCCCTTGCGCCTTGTATTTAGCATTCGACGTGTCGAAGTCATTGTCCATGTCGAACGTATCCGGTTGACGCTCGAAGTACTTCATACCGTCCTTCACGTTGGTACGGATGAACCACGCATCCGGGTCGGTAAGGAAGTGGTTGACATGCACACCACCGGGGAAGAGACCTTCCTGACGGATAGCGTTGATGTCGTTCGTGTCAGTACCGGGACGGCCGGTGGACTTCAGGATACGATCCGCCTCGAACTTGAGTTGCGGGGGGATGATCAGACTTTCCGGCTGAACCGCGATCAGCAGACCACGATCATTGCGGAGCAGCGAGATGTCGATCCACGCTTGTTCCAGAGCAGCTTCGGACAGGTCCGAGGCCGTGGCCAGAACGTTGCTGAACGTGCCTCCAGCGTAGTTCGGGTGAGCCGCGTTCAACAGGGAAACACCGTCACCGCCGACAAACGCGCTGTTAAAGGCCCGGTTGTATACGTTGGCACCGATGACTTCCTTGGTTTGTCGCATCGAGAAGGCCAGCCCGCGAGCACGCCGTTCACCAACTACGTCATACAGATCGTCGTCGATAATTTCCTTGGTGATGATAAAACCAAGGGCATACACGACGTGTTGGTAACGGGTGGTCCAGGTTTGGTTCTCCGAATCGTACGCGATGCCGCCACCTTCCGGTTTGATCTGCGCCAGACCGAACGAGGTGATACCGACATCTTCTTCAAACGCCCGGCGAGACTTGTAGGTGTCGAACAACTTCGTGTACTCTACCGGATATTCATTGTAGGCTTTACCCCACCATGCGTTAATACCAGGCCAAAGGGCCTTTGCAAAACTTGCGCTAGTGATGATACCAGACATTCTATTCTCCTATTAGACACCCAACGTGCCAGTACCACCGGCAAGCTGATGGTTATTGATCTTGACGCGGACCTTGGCATATTGGCCAACTTCGTTCTCCGGACTTTGGACATAATCCAAAATCTTGAGGGTCAGCGTAGCAGTCGTACCGACAGTGGTAGAATCCACTTGTTCGCCGGACACGCCCGTGATCGTAGAACCACCAGAGTCGATGTGATTGGCGTTTTGACCAACCATCGTGGCAGTGGGGGAAGCGCCAGAGATTTGGGCTTCATAGATCGTATTCGGATCATCAGCTACATACACATACTTGGCGGTCGAGGCCGGACGATATTGGGGAGTATTCAGATCGGCCATATCGTATTCCACCTGAACCACTGCGCCGACGGCAGCACCGCCCACAGGAGTCTTGGTCACAGCACGGATGCCGTTGGCGTCAGATTGGCCGTTCAGGGAAACCAGATCCCCAACAAAGATTGCCGTAGTGTCACCAGCGGTCACGTAGTACTTCGTGAGTTGACCATTCCAGGGGGCACCAAGGCCAGTTTTCGCCGGCTTAAAGCCGTTAATGCGCGAAACGTTTGCCATTAGTTAATCTCCATAAGTTGTTAAACGATGGCAAAGTTCGCGGAAAAATTACTTCCATTCTCTACGAATTTCGCCATATTGTCCGTTAGATTTGTCAGGACGAAGACCCGCTTCACGTTCGGAAATCAGTCGTTGTTTTGCCAACTGATCTTCCTCATAGAATTCCTTACGGATGCGCATGAGGACACCACGAATGCCATTCCCCACAGGTTTGCTTTTTACAGATCCTTCTTGGGAGGCTACGCTAACACGAGAATCGCCAATAGTTTCATTACCGGACGTGACTACCTCATAGCCCGCTTCTTGGAAGATTGCTACACGGTCGTCTACGTCATTCACGATTCGATAAACGTAATTGGGATCTTTGTTCTTCACCGCAAGGCGTTGACGAAGACCCACAGGAGTACGCTCAGGACGACCACTCGGTCGGCGCGAAATAGTTTCTTTTTCTTGTGCCATTATTTTTCCTTTATCGAACTTTCGCATACTGCGCAAGGTATTCAGCTTCCGTCATAACGCCACTACGGACAATGGTTTTCATGATCCGACGTTCATCTTCAGACAGCAACACCTTCTGCTTACTATTGGAGGTTTTTGTGTTATCTCCACCTTCCACTGCGGAAGCACGTTCCCGGTTCGGATTAGTGAACTTGTGTGGGAACACTTTCTTGACTTCCTTCTCAAGGATTTCCAAAACTTCGTTCCGATCTTTACCTTGTTGGGCCAGTTTGACACCACGGGCATCTGCCCAGGCGGTCATGTCTTCATCGCTTTGGTACCAGCGATTCCGCTCCAAGAATTGTTGGAACTGCGGATGCACCGGACTAGATCGGCTGTCATCAAGATCCAGCACAGGTGCCTGCTCTTTGGCAAGCTGTTGCTGTTCCTTGACATTATCAATTTGTTGTTCAATCAGGTCAACGCGATCAATGTCGCCTTCTTGAAGGGCAGCTTTGCGTTCCTCACGCAGAGTTTTGAGGGCTTGTTGGTAGCTCTGTTCCTTGATCTTGTCGAACATACTGGCCATGTGCTGCATGGCTTCCTTGAGGCGCTTGTTCTCTTTGCCGGTCTGAGAAATCTTCTCGTACAGCGGAGCAAGAGCTACAAAGGTTTCAGCGGAACGGAACTCGGCGGGGTCGCCGTCAAACTCTTCCAGGGGCTTCCACCCCATCTCCATCGCTTTCTTCTCAATCGGAGAATACTCACGTTCTGTAGGTTCTTGAGAAACTACCTCCACTTCTGGGAGATCCGGTTGAATTTCGTCTGCCATTCTTTAGGCTCCTTTCTTGATAATTGCAACAACGTCTTCGTCATTAATCACCAACACGTCTTTGTCGGTGTCCGGGTCTTTGATAAATTTCCCGGCATGTCGTGCATAAGCAATAGTATCGCCCACTTGGCACCACGCATCGGTACCAAAATCTTTAAAAGCCGAAGGGCCGATTTCTATGACAACACCCTGATCCACAGACATCTGTTCACGCTGTCGATCTTTGGTGTCAGGAATAATCAGACCGCTGTTCGCTGCCCGCTTATATTCGTCATATACGTCTTCAAGCGCCAGGGGCTTGACAGTAAGGCGATGACCACACGGAATAATCATTGGGAACTTTCCTCCATTTCTATGTTAAGAAAATCTCGATAAGCGGCAATTGCACCACGACGGTAACTGTCCAGTATCGGATCTATACCGGCCGTATTGACAAGTTCTTCAGTAACTTGTGCCGCTATTCTCTGAATCTCCCGAAGTACCTCTACTGTTATCGGGTGCTCTTTCCAGAGCCTGAGTTCTTCCTTGCTTGCGATTTTGATTGCTCCTTAGCCTGATTTACTTTCTGCTTATGCGCTTCCTCACTTTGACGAAGCTGAACTGCATGACGCTGTTGCTCTCGCGCCAGTCTGTAATTATCTTGGTGAACATTGCGTTGGAACTCTGCCATAGCGATGCGCTCTTTTAGCTCCGCTTCCTTCGCAATCTTGTATTCTTCCATCTGCTGCTTAAAGATTTGGTCTCGCATTGCCAGTTCGGATTTGAATGCCTGCTCTTGAGCCTTCAATTCCATCTTCTGCTGCTCAACTTGCTGTTTAAGCATCAGTTCCATCTGTTTAGCTTCAGCTGCTGGATCTCCTCCTTCTTGGGGCTGTCCTGCAGAGGGGCTGATCAGATCCTGCCAGTTGGGTTGCTCCATCGCCTCCAGAACACGCATCGTAACCTTCAGGGGATCGATGGTGCCTATCGGCAACAACTCCAACAGTGCTTGAGCTTTAATGAGCTTTTCCGTCTGACTGACTGCCGTAGGATCGGCCGCAGGGCAGATCTGGTAGTCTTCGGTGTTAAAGTCTTCCGGACCGATAGGAGCGTCGAGCACTTCTATGTAGGTCTGCGGATCGAGGTACACCTCGTTCAAGCGGAAGAGCTTCTTGAACTCTTCTTCCAGGGAGCGGTAAATACGCTTGTAAATTGCGGTAAATACCTTCATACCCTGTTCGATGGTAGCCATCGTGGTCGTGGCCGGAGTGTTTTGTCCAGGCATCTTACCCACAAAGATTTCCGCCACAGAGGCCAATTCCTTACCGGAAGTGACCAGTGCTCCCATAAGCTGGAACAGCACATTGCTGGGCTCTTTAGTGGGCAACGGAACGATCTGTTTACGCAGGTCGTCTCCCGTAGCATTCACTGCCTTCCACTCACCTGGTTCCATTCGGGTCTCGCCCATCTTCAGCCGTAGGCCCTTTCCGATGAAACCTCCTTGGAGGTTGTTCAGCGTACCAGAGTCGATGAGCTGGTTGATGAGAGTGTTTACAGACTCGTTAATGGGACCAAGTAGATGACCAAAACCGATGTCATAAAAACTACCATCAGGATTCGGGATGAATCCGTACTTCGTGTAGTAGCAGATCGGATCGATCCGGATCACCTTGCCCTCGGCGTTCGTGTGGATACCACGATCATCGAAGCGGGCAGAGATGCGGAGAACCTTTCGGCTACCCAATTCAAACGTCACAACATACGGTTCCTTGTAACCGTCGCCATTCAGGTCCAGGAACGTGTGCTGCTCAATCAATGTATACGGCGTCGTATCGTCTGCCACCTGGGGTCGGAGCATTCCGGTAACCTCAGTGTGCAGTGTGTCCTCGTTAGGTATCGTAGGAGGACCCAGCTCCACATCTAAGAACACACCCGCAAGTTGCTTTTCCTTGACCTTGCGGGGAGACATCTCGATAATCTCAGAGACGCGCTCACACTCCTCTAGGCAGCTAATCCAGTAGTTCGTTACCAGATTCTTGGGCTGGATGATATACGAGCAGTTCTTGCCCTTGACCGGATCAAAGAACGTCTTCTTGAACATCGTACCAACCACAGGCACCATATTCAGGAGCTTGTCCATCCCCTCTTCCCAGCCGTCCATCTCATGAAAGATCTGGTAAGACATGTAGGTGGACACGCGATCAGCGCGCTCTTTCTTCTTACCGTCTGGGTCTTTCCCAATTACCTGGGTCTTGACAATCT